ACCTTTACTGTCTCTACAGCTTCATTAGCAAGTTTAACAGTAGTAACAGCATCATTTACAAGTTTAGCTGTAGAAATACTATTATCTTTAACAGAAAAAGTAAAGGTATGTAAAACTGAATCAAAAGTTATAAGAATTGTAGCGCTGCCTAGAAGCATCTCATCTAGACCATTAACAACAATAGTAACATTATTTTCAACTATAGAGACTACACTATCATTGAAAAGGTCTTGTACACGTCTTAAATAAATATAAAGACTATGTATATTTCGTATTAAAGCTTCAGGACTATAAACTATTTCTTCTCGTGGTAAAGGGGGTAGAGCCATAGCTATCTCTTAAACCCTAGTAAAATAATAAGTAAGATTCCACTTAAAATAACAACAGTATGAACTATATTAAGTAGATGTTCTTCCATAGACATCACAGCCTTTGTATTCCACTTTAGCACTGGATTCCCAAGCTAATTTAACACCTATAAAACTCCCTGCACTATTAAAGCCTACAAATTCATTAATAGGAGTTGTAGTAAGGTCTATAATTTCAGTTTCTTCTGTATCTGTTCCATTAGTTTCTAAGCTATTACTTACTATACCCGATAACTGTACAGTCTTTCTAGAGCTATCTCGTGTAACATACAGTTCAAAAATAGGTCGATAAATGTCACTTTTATCTTGTTGTGCTCCAGGTAGAGCTTGAAGTGGTGTAGGCTTAAAAAGTCCTGTAGTAAAGCTACAGCTAAAAGCTGTATTATTATCTGTATAAGCATCTTTACTAAGGTTAAAGACTCTATTCTCTCCAAAGACAAAAGGATTAGTAGAGTCATTAAATAAAGGTGTACTTAGTCCATTTGTACAGCTAAAGTCTGTATGACCTAGAAAATAACTTGTAGTTGTAATACCCGCTGTAGGATAAGGAGCGTTAAGAATTACCATTCCTTTAAGAGCTCCTGCATCTCCTATTTTAGGGTACCAAAAATAGACTTCACTTGTTTTATAGTTATAGACTCCAAAGATATTTTTTGCATAAGTTACATCTAAATCATCCTGTAAAAAAGGCCATAAACCGTCAGCTATCCACTGATGCTGTGTTCCATCAAAGAAAGCTATTCTTCCTGTATTAGTCATATAAACATGCCCGCCAAAGGCATTTATTTTAGCTTGAATTCCAGCAGGACCAGGATATGCACCTCTATGTTCAAACCTAAAAGCTGCCGCATCACTTCCACCTTGAGCAAAGCCTACAAAAATATTTCCTTCTTTATAAATAGCTAGACCTAAAGTTCCTAGACTTCCTATAGCTACAATACTATCTTCAGTGTCACTAAGTATTACTTGATTTAATGCAGGCCAATTAGTAAAGTTAAGATAGGCATCTGTTACTGCAGGACACCAAGCTACAGTATATGGAGGGGTAAATCCTACCACTCGACTAAAAGAAGTACATAAATCAGTAAAAATAGGTATAGAGCTAGGTCCAGTATCAGGGTCTACATATGGAGTAATATCCTGTAAGTTACCTTGATCTTGTTTATATTTTAGCGCATCTAATCCATTTGCATAAAGTAAGTAAACGTGTGTGCCTGTTTGGATAGAAGTCATACGCACTTGTGTAGTATTAACGTTGAGATTTACACTCCCTGTAATATCAGTCCAATCATCAGGAATATACTGAAAAAGTCTAGAATTAGTAGAAGCTAGAGGGAGTTTAGTATTAGTAACATCTATAAACTGAAAAGAGCCTATAACAGGGCTAGGAGTATCTGTTTTATCAGTAAATATAAGATTACTATAAGCTACTAAACCTAATCTACTCCGTAATTTACCTGAAAGTAATGTAACGTTCATAGAATCTTGTACTACGTCGTCAGGTAAAAGATTACTAGGTAAAGTTTTCCATGTCCCTCTAAAAGGAGGGATATAGCTTTTAAGTAGTCTAGCTGAAGGATCATTTTGATAGCTAATCATTAACATAAGTCTCTAAAAGGAGGGGTACGGTGGCTTAAAACACTATCCACTAGCTTAGAAAGTAGCTCTTGACGTATATCACTTTCTCTACGAATTTCAATAACTAAATTAGCTATAGCAGCAGATAAATCCCCACAATTCTTATTATGAGCTTCTATAATAGCTACATACTTATCTTCTCGTACTACATTTTCGTCAGTTTTAGCTTGATATAGCTTAAAGAGATAGTATAAAGCTACTATAGGTAAACCAAAATCTTTTATATAAGGGAAAAAAGAAGTCCAGTCAGAGACAGAAGTAGGCACGATAATTCCCTTTATATAGTTAAGACTTTGCTTTATATAAATAAGATAACAAAGGTTACTTAAATCCCTTTAACTTTTTAGCTGCATTATCATCTATAGGTTGCTGATTAAATCTCTGGATACGGGGTTGTTTAGGGACAATATTTCCTATACCTAGATTTTGTAACCCTGAATCTGGTTTAGTTATTGAAGTAGGTTGCATAGGATTAACAGGTAAAGCCGCTTTAACATTAGGGTATACATTTTCCATAGATCTAGGTATAGGTGTTTGAGGATATGGATTACCTGTATCTTTATTAATTAATTTTCCACTACTACCTACACCTCTAGAAGGTATATTAGCTGCGGCAGGATTTATCCCTTTCAATTCAGCTGCAAAATCTCTATGTACAATATCAAGTAATAATTGAGTTTGTTTAATAGCTGAATTAGGATGCGAAAAAATACCAACTAAACTTTGTTTAATAGCTGCTATACGTTGATCATCTTGATTATTTCTATTAACAAAGTTATCAAAGTTATTTGCAAAAAGAGTAGCTTTAGTATACAACTCTTGTTGCTCATTAGAAAGTATACCTATACCAGCTCCAGGTAATCCTACTCCAAACTTACCTAATTTGAATCCAAATCCTTCAGCTAAAGCTGTGAGTAAAGCCTTACTTCCAGCGCCCCATCTACTACCTGAGCCTTTAGCCTCATCAGATGCCTCTTTAAGTGTTTCAAGAAAATCTAAGCCTGCAGCTCTTGTTTTAGAATATAAAGTTGAAGGAGCTAGCTTACCTTCAACAGGGGGAGGAATTAAAGCCCAGCCTTGTTTTAGTAACTCATTTTCAGATTCTTTACCTGCAGGGTGCTCTTCTAATTCTCCATTATCTTTAAGCCTAACTATAATAGGGTTACCTTGAGGAGCTGCATTAAGCCGAGTACCTGTAGCTGAAGCTGCTGCTGCTCTCCCAGCTTTTGCTTCATCTACTGCTTGACTAGGTGCAGTTCCAGTAGTACCAGGAACATCACTAGGAACTACATCAGGTTGAACAGGAGTAGTAGAAGCTTGAGGAGCTTGAGAAGTAGAAGGCTCTACTACTAACCTTTTTCCTATTATTCCTCCATTTTTCTCAATAAGATTACGATAGGTATTTGTGTCCATATTTGGTGGCATAGGTAATCCCTGATAGACTTTTCCATCAAGGATAACTTCATAAGGGAATAGTCCAGGTGAAGGTGTTACTGTAGCTCTTAAAGGCTGTCTAGCTGCCTGCTGAGGCTGTCCTTGACGCTGGCCTGTACTAGGCGTCAAGCTAGGCTGTGAAGGGCTTACAGGGCTACCCTGAGGGCTTACAGGAGCTATATTCCCAGGGACAGGTATGCCGAGTGTCTGACTGATATTTTCAGCTCCTCCACCTTGATTTATAGCTGCTGCATTTCCAGCTTGAATATTAAAAGTAGCTCGTGCAGCTAGAGCTTGAGCTGGTTTAGCAATATTATCATAAATATAGTTTTCTGCTTCGCTTAAAGGCTTTCCCTGCAATTTAGCATTTTCTATATTTACAGCTAAAGATAAAGGAATTTTAGCCATAGTATAGGCTTGCTTTAATTCAGGGGGTAAGCTCTCAATAGTCATGAATTGTTTAGTAGCTTCAGACTTTATTTCTCCACCTCTAGTATACCTAGCAAAAAACTCTTTAGTAAGCTGAGGTGTAGGAAGAATATCACTAATAGTTTTAGTAAATTGTTCTGGAGACTGTAAAGAGATAAGTTTTTCGGCTTTATCAAGTTGACCTTGAACCTGTGGAAAATCTTTAGCTGTATCTCTAGCAATATCCAAGGTTACAGTATTACTCTGTATGTTAGTTCTTTTCTTATTTAATTCTTGAGTATAGTTCTGTACTTGCTGAGCGACTGCTGGGCTAAAATCAGCAAATTGAGAATATTCTCGTATATATCTTTCAGCTAAATCTAGTTTATTAGCATTACTAGCCTTACTTATTTCTGTACTATAAAGACCTTGTATAGGTGTCATAGCAGCGGCTATATTCTTTTGACGAATAATAGCTACAGCTTGAGGCCCACCTATAGATGAAAGAAGAAAGTCTTTCCAGCTAAACTGCTGATGAATAGGTGAACTAGTAATTTTAGCTTGCTGCCATAAAGGTCTAGGATCATCTTCACTTATACGTGTTTTATTACTTACAGGAGCTTCTTGAGCTATCTCTTGTTGAGGACTAGGCATAGCTTGATTTATAGGGCTAAGTAAAGATAGCCCACCTAAAGAATAACCTGTAGAACCAGGTAGAGCCATACTAGGATCTATAGCATCTGTATCTTGAGGAGTAAACCCTAATAAAGCCATAATTAGCCCTTCCCTCCAAGCCCAGCTAAGTAAGTTCCAACTCCACTAGCAAAAGGAGCTAGAGCACCTAAAATTCCTGTATTTGTTTGACCAGAACTCGTCCCACCAGGAGTATAAGGGGTACCTGTAACTGTTGATAGATAGCCTTGAAGTTGAGGTTGAAGTCCTGCTAAAGTCTGTTGACGTGCATAATCACTAAAATTAAGTCCTTGACCTAAACGTTGAAGCTGGGCTTGCTGTAGAGCTATATCAACATTAGGATACTGTTGATTCAATCCATAGAGATTTTGAAGATATTGTTGCCCAAACCCTGCTTGTTGAGCAGCATTTGCTCCTAAGTTAGCAGCTTGGGCTCCATAGCCTTGACCAAGCTGTGAACCAAGTATACCTTGAAAGTTCCCGAGTTGATTAGCTAAACCTTGATAATTTTGCCCTAATTGAGAGCCTAAAAGACTTTGATACTGACCTAATTGATTTCCTGTTAAACCTTGAAGTCCTTGTAATTGATTCCCTGTTAAACCTGCTATTTGTTGAGCGATAGGTAAAGCTATAGACGCTGCACCTTTACTTTGTGCTTCAGCATTTGCTCCACTACGAGCTAAACCTAATAAAGCATTTTGATTATTTATTTGAGGAGAAAGTATTTGACGAAAATAATCTTGACCTGAACCAAGAAGTTGAGGCGCTAAGCTGTTGTTAATATAGTTAAGATTACTACCAGTAAGACTATTAAGAATACCTAAATTACCCTGATTGATATTGCTAAGATTGTTAATATTTTGATTACTTGTTTGGTTTAGTAAACCTAAAGTATTGGCATTGACTCCACCTAAAGTATTTAGATTATTACCTAAAAGATTACTTAAAGTACCTTGATTTTGGTTATAAAGATTCTGTGACTGAGAGGCTTGATTCCCATATTGAGATAGCCCTTGTAGAGCTTGACTATACCAATCTTGACTATTGAGTCCAGGTTGAAGAGCTGTATTAGCTGCTAGATTAGCATAATTAGAAGTGTAAGGTGAGGGAGAAGCATAATTACCTATATTAGCTAAAGCATTTGCAGGACCTATACCAGTATTAAAAATATTGTTAAGGGTATTAAATTTAAGCCGATTTAACTGCATTGTTAAATCATCAGGCTTTTGTGTCTGATCTGATGTACCACCTGTTAAATCTAAGCCACTAGGGCCTAAAATATCACTTATAAAGCCACCCATATTTACCTCTAGTCTTTTATTTACTGCCCTTTAAGCGAGGCTCTTATCTTTAGTATGCAAGTCCTAGTTCTAGCTGAGGTTCTTCTTTATACTCTCTTACCATATAGACTTTTCTTACCTGAAACTCATATTTCTTTTTGAAAGCTCTATATTTGTTTTCATTTGTAAGCATAGCTAACTCTTTAACAGGGTACTCTTTAGCTATAACTTTAGAGTAATCTATACATTGATGAGCAAAGCTAGTGTTATGCCCTGAATCTGTAAAGAGTTGAGTGTAGAATACCTGCACTTTATTATCAGCTAAAGGAATAAGATTTATTAAGCAATGGCCTTGAATCTTACTTGGATCATGTTCTAAAGTATCAACTAAAAGAATATATTTAGGATCATTATTAAGTAAAGCTGTAAGAATAGTTTTATGTGTGTCTAATGGGTCACCTGAAGCTATGCAGGCTTGTTCTATACGTGAATATAGAGGTTGAAAAAGCCATCTCCAGACTGATACATTAAAATCTACTTTATAAAGCATACCGTTATTTTATTTAACCTTAACTATTAAAGATATTATTAAAACTACTTTTGAGCTTGAGCTACATCATTCTTTAACTGTTCTTGAATATACTCTTCTGCTGTAGTACCGCTTTCAAGTCTTGACATTACTCCCTCTATAGTAGCTCTACCATAAAGAATATCCATAATCATAGCTACTTTAAGTTTTGTGTTACCGTCAAGATTTTTTACATAATCCAGGTGTTTAAGTTGTCGAGTGTTTCTTGCAGCTAAACGCTGATCTAAAAGCTGCCATAGCTGAGTCATAGCTGTAATAACATCTTCATAACTATCAGGATTATGAATTTGTAAAGTAAGACTTTCACCTACTCCTGTAAGTTTCGCTACTTCAAACTTCACACCTTCTCGTAGCTGAGATACTTTAGGTAAATTTTTATTAGGAAAGAGAAGTCGAGCTGCTTCTTCACATTTAGCTAATTCTTCAGGAGTTAAGGTAGCTACTAAATCAGTATCTTCAAATAGTCTGAAGCCTTGTTGATGAGCACGGTAATCATAAAAAGTACAGGCTTCTAATACCTTAGCTCTGAAAGTATTAAAAGTATCGTCTCCTTCAATATTAATACGGATAGATTCTTGAATATCATTTTTATCAGCTATAGTGATATTACCTGTAAAGAGAGCCTTAAATTCCATGAAGAGGAAGTCCTTAATCTATCTTATGAGTTAAAGTATTGAAATAAGTTTTAGAAAGAGTTATTCTCGAATACTGAATTATTATATCCAGCTATATCCATAGCTCCAGCTCTAACAGCTTCTATTTGTTGCATAGCAGTATTAAAGTTCTCAGGAGCTACTTCTATTTTACGGTATTTGTTAAAGCTATCTTTTCCTTTACCAAGACCTATAATAAAGCATCTATTAGAGGAAGAATAGTCAGTAGTATCTCGTAAAGCTGTCATAGCCATCTGATCTTGTTTAAGTAACGAGCTATATAAAGCTGTTTCAGTAAAAGGTAAAGTAAAGTTACCTGGACCGTATGTTACGCCATTAATAATATGCTGACCATAAAGGTAACCTTTTAACTCTGTTAAGTTTTCTTCTACCTCTTTTTTCTGCTCTGTAATAAAGCCTAATTTAGCTAAACTCTGTTCTTGTTTTAACTCTTCTTCTTTAGAAGTAGGTATATAAATACTTACACCTAACTCTTTAGCCGCTAAAAGAAGCTGCTCTAAAGTAAGTTTAGCTTTAGACTTACGAACTTTCTTGACTTTAGCTTGAGCTTCTTCAGCTTTATCTATAGCTTCTTGCTCAGGTGTAAAAGCTGATTTATCTACAGGATAAGGCTTTTTTCTTTCACTTACCATAATAAAACCTTAAATAATTTAGAGCTTTATATATACTTTCTAACATCTACTTAACTCCTTAGTGAGTATACCCCTAATAACAAAGCTATTATTATAAAGAATATACTCACTAAATCTATAATACTTAGAAAGCTATACAAGAGCTAACTTTCTTATGCAGGTAGAAATGCACTATAAGCGCTGACTGTTTCTAGACGTACAAGAAAGTTCTGATCTTGGATAGCTGACTTAAACATCATCTTAGTACCTACTTTACGTCCTTGAGCTAGAGGGTCACTAAAAGAAGCTCCAGCAGGAGTAATATAGGACTGCATAGACATTTGGTTAAGGGTAACTCGTGCAAAAGCATCTTTACCCATCATCCAAGCCATAAAGATTTCTAGCCCTGAAGCTGGAGCTGTAGGAGCGATAGTTTCAGTTCCTGCAGGAGCTACTGTAATCGTTACTACAGTATTAGCAGCTACACGACTAAAGACTTTATAAGGAACAGTAAGTCCTACTTTAGTGCAGTAAATATCATATACATAATTAGTAGAAGTAGGAGTTGTAACTGCAATAGAGCCTGTAGTGATAGTTGCACTTACTGCAAGGTTAGCAGAGTTTTGGCTAATCTTACGTTCGTAATCTGAGGTAATATCTCGTGCTACAACTACAACTTGATAGTTACCTGTAACAAGAGTACCACCTGAATCACTTACAGCTACTTTACTTACTGAAGCTGTATTAGATGTAGTAGGTGCACCTACACCAGCATAAATAGGAAGGAAGTTACCTCGAATAAAATGACCACCCATATAGATACCAATTTCAGCGTTTTCTAACTTCCGTACTCGGGCAAAGTTAGAGCTATTCTGAAATACAGTATCAGAGGCTAGCATATCCCCTTCTTGCTGAGGTTGAATCACTACACCATAAAGATCACCGTCCATAGCTGGAGCACCTTGAGCCCTCAGTTGAACTGTAGCCCCAATAAGTGTAGCTGTAGTAAGCCTATCAGTTTTAGGAGTTCCTGAATTCACAATAGAAGCCCGTGAAGTAACACCCCCGTTACCATAAATTACAGAAGTACCTGTAGAAAGCATAGTATTAGCAATCTCACGCTCTACAAGTTCAGAGATAGCTAGAGAGCATCTTTCAATAGCAATCTGTAGAATAGGATGAGTAATGGTAAGCTGCCCTACATCACTAAGGAAAGCTACGATACCCCATTGTTCAGTCACTACATCAACATTATCAAAACTAAGCCCTACAGAGTCAGGCGCTACACCTTCAACTAGTTGAGCGTTAGGAAGGTTAAACCTTTTGTAACGCACAATACGCATAGTCTTAGACATATAATTCTCTAAGGTATAATCCTTAGCGAATTGGCCCATAGCAAGATTACGTTCTGCTAGTTCATACATACGCTTCGTAATCATGACATTAGGAGCATCAGACGAGAGAGAAGTAAAAGTACTAATTACATCAGCCATTTAGAGTTACCTTTATAGAAGAAGTTAGTAAACATCTATACAAGCTATTTAGTAGACAGCCTTCAAAATCTACTAAAATACCACCTGTCCATATGTTTCTTTTACTTTATCCCAATCCATTTTATGCACAGATTCAGGAGTAAAGTTATTCATTACTGAAGTAATATCTACACCTCGTCTAGCCTTTTCTAGTTCATTTTCAGCATTAGCTTTATGTTTTTTACCGATATTTTCTTCAAATTTTACTTTATCTTTTTTAAGTTTCTCACCTAGTACAGCGTTAAAAATATCTGCTCTAGGCATAGCTCTACCTTGTCGAGCTAAAGATAGAGAGTAATCTTCTACTTGCTTCCGTAGAGCTTTCTTTTCATCATTACGTTTAGAAGGGTCTTCTTCTACAAGCCATTCATCAACTGAAAGCCATTCATCTGAAGTATAAAAGTCTACTTGATCTTTTGCTAGTTCAGCTTGAAGAGAAGCTGCTGAGACCTTCTTATCAACTTTAGGATTGATAATGTTATCCCAAAAGTCAGGCTCTTCTGTAGCTGTAGTAGTTTGACTAGGCTGTTGCTGTTGAGTAAAGTCTTGCTTGAGTTCAGCTAAAGAGCTGGAGATATTAGCTTTAATAAGGTCTGCTAACTTAGTTTCATCAATACTACTGTTAGCTGTATTAGAAGTCGTGTTAGTATTAGTTTCTTCAGCCATTAGCCTACCCTTTTAACACTTACAGAAATAATACCTACTAGAGCTGTTAAAGTACCACCGAAATCTAAAGCTACAGTATCACCAGGCCCGATAACTGTAGGAGAAGCAATAAGAGCTTTCTGTTGAACAGTATTAGCGGTAACAGTCAAATCTACAACTGAGCCTAGTTGTGTAGTCCCTGAAGCTGGTGCAGTTACACCTGAAGTAACTTTTACATCTACTTGAGCACCTGAGCCTCCAGCAACAGAATGAATTTCAGTTACACCTGATACTTGCCATCTACCTTCAGTACAAGCCCAGATATGCTTGTCTACTGAAGCTGCTAAAAGTTCTGAATTAAGAATAACTTTATCATGAATAATATTTGAGTCTTGAAGGAAATGATAAGGTGCAGAAACTACAGCTCCATTATTTGAGGCTGTAAAAACTGTAGTACCTACAGAGCCTGCATTACCTGTAGTACCAGGCCTAACCATAACCGCTAGAGATTCGAGAATAGCACTCATAAACCTTTTCCTTTATCTTAATATATAAAAAAAGTAAGGAGTTATAAAGTTAGTTTTATACCTTAAAACATCATTCCTTCAGTATTATTTAGCTTTTGCCATTTAGCGCTTTTAGTAGCTTTCTTTTCGTCTTTACTTCCTTTAGGCTGATTCATACGTCCTTTAGACATAGTAGCTTGTTTCCTTAGAGCTTCTGAACGCTTACCTTCTTTACCTTGTTCCATATTTTTAGTAGCTTTAGCAGCCATAAAAAGTACCCTTTACTTTAAGGTATATAAAAACTTAATCCCCTGTTTCTTCATTACTTGAAGTAGAAGAGTCATTCATAGACTTTAAGAACTGTAAATGCTCTCGTCTATGCTGTAAATGGGAATTAGCTAAATCTTGTTGTTTAGATTTTAACTCTATAACTTTTCCTTGAGCTTCTAAAGCAGCTTTTTGAATCTCTGCTTGAGTTTTTTGTTGAGTACCTTGAGCTTTAATCATTTCTAGTTGAAGTTTAACTTGATCTGACTGTTGATTACCTTGAAGCTCTTGCTGCTTTAACTGAGCTTGGATAAGTTGAGGATTATTCTGTTGTTGTTGAGCTAAGGCTTGTTGTCTTGCTTGAGCTACTTGAGGTGGAATAGGAATAATAATATCTCCTAGACCTTTTTCAGCTAAACTATAGCTATAAACTTTTTCAAGTATAGTAGCTATATCAAGCATTTTCCCTTGCTGTTCTAACTGCTGTGTGAGAAGCTGTAGTATTTGAGGATTAAGGAGCATGGAAAGAAAAGATATAGCTCTTTGAGCGTTAGCTTCGCTATCTTGAACACCTAAAGAACCTAACCACGTAAAAGAATAGTCACCATATAAGTCTCTTTTAGAAAAGACTTTAACTAAATCAGGTCTTTTATTAGGTATCTTAAAGAGTTGTTTATTAGGGACATATTCAAGTATAGTATGATAGATGTCACCTAAAGAAGGTGAGAGAATATCTTGTTCCAGTGTGTCAGCTATATCTTCTATTTCTACCATAGCTAAAGACATGAGATTAATAGCAGCTGAACCACTTCTAGGCATATTTCTACCCGGATTACCTTCAGCTAGTGTACCTCCAGCATTTTTATCCATAAGCTGGAGGTATATCTGCATAGCTTTAATACCTTCAGCTGAGGTATCCTGAATAGACATTTCTTTAATAATATCGTTAGGATTTCCTTGAAAATGCCACCATTCACGGTTAGCAAAAGTCTTACTTTGTAATCTACCTACTTGAGAAGCATCTACAGCTATAGGAGGTTCAGCAGTTCTAGTACGGTTACTCTCTATTTGAGATAAAGAAGTGTTAGAGAGATTTTGTAAAACTCTATTATCATCAGCTTGAGAGTTAGTGTAGAGTTCCCCCGGTAAAGGACGAGAATTAGTCCATCTATAAGTAGGAGTATTCTCTTCTTCATCAAGACGTACTATACGTGGTTGCTCTAAATTTTCTGCTATAACTGTATAAAACCATTCAGAACCTAAACGAAAATAACATTTATAAAGTTTAACAAAAGCTCTAGCTTGTTCTATAAGAGTAGATTTAGCTTTATCTCTATTTTTATTTATTTCTGCTTCTGTAAGATATTGTTTAGTGTTTCCATTAGCTGTAAAAGAGTCTGAAGGTCTTGTTAAGCCACGATAAGCTATTCTCTCTACGATATGATAAGGCCATGTAGGTACATGTAAATCTTTAGCATCTATATCTAGATAAAGAGAAGTACTTTTACTCTCTGATACGAAAGATTTATAAACTTGATAAGGTACTATACTCTCTTCAAAAAGAAGTAAAGCATCTTCTAAAGATAAAGCTGTATCAGGATAGATATAGAAAGAGTAAGGGTCTACTACTTTCTGATAAGGCCATACATCTTTATTTTGGATAATAACAGAAGTATGGAGAATAGCGAAGTCATAAAGATAAAGACACCTAGCTAACATAGAGATATTACGTTTAACTGGTATCTTTTTTTGAAGGATATAACGTAGTGTAGTATGGACAGCTTCAGCATTTTCAGGTGAGATAGTGGAATTAGAAGGTAGAGTTTGATGCCAATCTATATTAGGCATCTCTAGCTTTGTAACTCTAGCTACATTACGCTCTATAATACGGCGAAGATGAGGTATGAAGTAATGAATAGCGTTATCAGGAAGAGGTAAGGTATATGTTTGGCTAGGCCAACCTTGCCAAGCTCTATAGTTCAGTAACCATTCATTTTCTACAGACTTACGCCGTTGCTGTGCCCCATTAATCATAGGGAGGAGCATATCTATAAGCCATTGTAAGTCTTTAGAATCATGGAGAGAAGGCATAGAAAAGTTACCTTATAGAATCCTTAGTCTAGGCTTTAAGGAGGGGTAAAAGCTAGACTAAGGAGTAGACCTGCTCTAAGCTGTGTCTATAAGATAACGTAGAGAAAGGTAGGTGTCAAGGAGAAAATAGAGCTATATATTATATATCTACCTTTATATAGCTAGAAGTTAGAGGGTGGAAAGGACTTCGTTTCTATCTTCTGTACATCACATTCATGAGCTTTCTTTTTAGGAATATTAATATACATTTTACAGATAGGGCAATATTCTTGATTAAGAGTCTGGTTAATGTAGTCAAGAAAAGTAAAAGAAGGAGTAACTTTAGGGTTATTTGATACAGTATTCATTTTGACCTCTTTTGTATTTAAGTTAGAAGGTAATAAAGAAATTTTAACCCATGAATCTACTTTTATTTCAGGCATTATTTCTTTACCATCTTTGATTGTCTAAAAATAAAGGTATTTCTTTTGAGAGAGTTTTATATAGCCATTCCATCAAGGCTATATGTAGTTTCCAATCTTCCTTTCCACATAAATGAAGAGAACTAAAATTTAGTGTAGAACAACCATCCCACTTTAAGAATAGCTCCCCATAAAGTTCTTTATCTGAGGGATTATATTGATAATCCCAGCTAATGACTTCATATATATCAGCTTCAACTGCTGCATCATATAAAGTAGCATTAACTAAAAATGTAGCTAAGTTATTTTCATAAAAGATAAATTCTTTTTTTACTTTTATTTCATCTGTCATTTCTTTACCATCCATTCCCAATTAAAGTTATCTCTAGATATAGTAGGTCTTTGTTCTATAATCTCTCCTGTATAAATAAAGAAAAAGTTTTCTAAAGCATACCTATAGCTATCACAAACATCTTCATACCTATGATCTTCTATAGGCTTATCGTTATGTGTACCATCTTTGTTTTTAGGGTATCTATAACCTCCATTTAAGCCGTCTATAAGGAGTTCACATTTCCTATCTATTAAGAGTCTAGGTATATTACAGTTACAGATTTCTTTGAATGCCTCTCTTTCACGAATTAAGGATAAGTTAAGCCCTATATTGTTACGGTATTTACAGTTAATACCATAAGAGAATAGAAGGATTGATCTATCACTTTCTCTATCTTTAGATGAAGGCTGTACTTTATTCGCTGATTTATCTATACAGAAAAAGATTTTAGAGAAGTGGTTTTCTAATATGCTAAGATCTACTCTTTGATCTGAGGAGTCTTGATATTTAAGTAAAGAGTCTCTTACTTGAGTATAAGCTATTAAATCAAAGTGATCTGGATAAAATAAAGCTAAATGTTGAAGTACACCTAAATAAGGGCCTTGTTCATAGAAAGCTAGCTCATGGGTAGTTTTATCATAAAGGTTAGTTATTTCTGATAAAGTTATAAAATGCTCTTTATCATAGTCACAGCGTTTAATTTGAGAAAAAGTTACTGAAGGATGTTGAAGACCTTGATCTATAGATACAAAGAGAGGTAAATCTTTATCTACAGTAAAGGTGTTAACATGAAGTTCAGGGTAAAAAGAAGGTATAACTTTAATACCTCCATAGTAAGGAATAGATTTACCAGCTAAGATACGCTTAACATCGTTAGGGTCATTATGTTGGGACGTTAATTCAGCTACATATGTAGGTGGATTATGGTCATTCTGTATAGAGTGACTTTGTATATGACGATAACTTACTGTAGTATTAGGTAAATAACCTATTCCAGGTTCTTTACCAAAGATAGAATGAAGTTCATTTATATTAGGTGGAGGATTACTTTCTATAAGAAATCTTCTCATATCTTTATAAGAACCATTAGGTAGTTTATAGTTCGAACTTCTTTGACCACGAAGCCTACTTTGTAAGCCACCTACAGTTCCTTCTCCATGAAATAGGTAACCAAAAGTAGGCCCTCTACTTCCATCATTTTCCATAGCATCTGAGATAGCTATAACATCATAACTAGGACCCATTACTTGAGAGAGGTTCTTATTCTGTCCAGCTTTATAGAAAGAACCATTAGGAAGTCTGACTTCAGTATGTTTACCTGCTTTCTTAACAGCTAGGCACTTCTTGAAAGAGCCTTTAAGAATACCTTGTTCAAAAGCTGCTTCTATAGAGTTAAGAAAGTAGCCCCATAACGTAGCATGGTTAAGTTCATAGTCTAAACGAAGAAGTATACCTTCAGACTTAGGTATCATAATAGCTAAAGCTGCACATACAGCTGCTATACATAAAGTTTTAGCACTACCTACTCCCCCTTGCCAATAGATATAGTTTTCATTACCTAAAAGGATTTGGTTAATAACTTCTTGTTGATGAGTTAAAGCATGTCTAGTATTATATTTAGGGCATGTAGGAACTAAACAGATAGGGAAGAGATTATCTATACTCCAGTTCACTTTTCTTTGTCCTTACATAATATACAATTATCACTAGTATGTACTTCAAATCCCATTAACATTTTGAGAGGAGTATAATACGTATTTAACTGACAGTAAAAAGCCTCTATTACGTTCTTTTGGCAGTCCATACAGATATTTATTGCTATATACTTCTTCTCTATATTATATTGAAGAAGTAGAGTATTTAACTGAATTAAATTATCTATAGACCAGTTCATAAATTTACTCTTTATCTAAGTCTAGGAAGATAAGTTTATCTTCAGTATCAACAGTCTCAGTAGTTATAGAGTTAAGAGTAGCGTTATTTATAGCTGGATAAGTATCAAATAAATCACTAGGTAAGTTAGTATTTTCTTCTTCTTTAGTATCTAGAATAAGCCCATCTTTTATTACTGACTTAGCTAAAGAAAGGAGTTGTAGGGTTGTTAATTCATGAATATCTGAAGATTTAGGTAGAGTAAAGTATCCTTGAGTTAAGGCTTGCTTTAAGATAGATTTAGAAAGGGTAGTTATATCTAAGTCTTTATCCATTTGTAAAACTTTCTTTTAGAGTTAAAGCTAAGGTATAGGCTAGATATAGTTAAGGGTAAAAAAAGTAAAGACTAAAATCTTAATAAAAACTATTATACAGCATGAAAAAAGTAAAGTCAATAGTAATATTAGAACTATATAAATAGAAAAGTACTATAATTTTTATCTTGACAAAAAGAAAGGTTAAGTGTATAATAGTTTTTATGTAAAAACAAAGCATAAAATAAATACTTAAAGTTAAGTAAAGTTTAGTTATGTTAAGAAAAAAAAGATTTGGTCTAGCTAAAGCTGTATATGAGATAGAACAGTTATTGCTGCACTGTAAATATGTAAAGGAAAAGACTTATATAAGTTATTTAAGTGTTAGTGAAGCGGGAAAGGAAAGATATAGAAAAAGAATAGCTGAGATTATAAAAGAATTTGCAGTAAATAAGGAGTTTTTAAGAGCTATAGCTAAAGATGTTATACATAAAAGTAAAGATGAAAATGGAAAGGAGATTTATAGTTATAATTTAGAAAGAGAGGTTTTTAAGTATATGAAAAAGAATTTATATAGAGGGGATAGTAGGAAGTTATTAGGGGATTTAATAGAGGTACTTAAAGATGAGTAATAGGGTAAGTGAAAGTTATAGTCAAGGAGATATTACTGTAGCTCCTTTTATAGTTATGAATGGAGTTTATATTCATGTTAAAGGAACTTTTAGTGATTTAAGCTTAGCTACTATAGATAATGTTATCGATTTGAAAGAATGTCTTGAAATGTATATTAGTGACTATTTTGGAGATAAAGTAGATGAGGTATGAAGTTATTCTTACTTCTATCTATAAAGCAGAAAATCTTTACTATGAACTTACTGTAAGATATTTTAGTGATAGTATTCCTGATATGTGTAGTATACAAGATTTAATTACAGAAAATGAAACTAAATTTCAACCAACACATTTTGATCTAAGAGTTTTAGCATGAGCGAAGAAGGTAGAAGTAACTACTATAGACATGAAAATAGAGGATTTGGTTTAACACAAGATGAGCTAGAACTTATAGAGAAAGGAAGTAAGCCTATTAAAGATATGAATAATGAACCTAAAAGTAAGGTAGTTAAGACAGATAAAGAGGATTTTGATTTAACACAAATACCTTTTAGCAGCTTAGAAAGATTAGGTAAGATATTTAGAGAAGGAGAATTAAAGTACGGTAAAGATAATTGGAGAAATGGAGTAGGGAATAAAGAATATCAATTAGAAAGAGCTAATCATGCTATAAAGCATTTATATTTGTATATAGAGAGGTTAAAATATAAAGACAAGAATTATGAAATTTATGAAGATGATTTAGCTAAAGTTATGTGGTTTTGTGCTACACAAATAGAATTAGAGAGATTAAAAAACTAGTAAGTTAAAGTAAGCTAAAGGAGTTTTTAATGGATGAACTAGGTCATGTATTAGCTATGTGTATTAAAGGATTTATTTGGTTTATAGTTGTGTTTTATGGGCTAGGGCTACTTTTACTTATGACTAGATAGAGAGCTATTATAGCTATGGAAAAGAAAAGTAAAAGTTTAGTCATAGCTAAAAAAGGGAATATATGGTATTTTACTTTGTATAAATGGGGTAGAGTGTTTTATTTTGAATGTGAAGCTAGTAGTAAAAAAGAAGCTCTAGAAAAGTTTAGAAAGAAAAAGTTTAGTAAAGAAGAGGGTATCTATAAACCTAGATTTAAGGTTGAGCCTTTATAAATACTAAAACTTAAATTATTAAGGTTAAACTATGATTGAACCCTACCAATGGTTATTAAAGAATTGTAAAGAGTTAGGTTTTAAGGAAAGCAATATCGGTCCAGCTAGTGTAGATTTATGTTTAGATCAAGTTAAAGTATGGAGTGTAGTAAGAGAGAGTTTTATAAGGAAGCAAGTAGATGAAGATACAAATCAATATTACCTTAATCTAGGTAAGTTTTTTTTATGTAATACAGAAGAGTATATTAAAGTACCTAATAGCCATTGTGCTGAAATATTTATGCGTAGTAGTTGGGCTAGAAAAAGTTTAGGTCATAAAATGGCTGGCTTTATTGACCCAGGCTTTGAAGGTCAGATTACTTTAGAGCTAGAAACTAATACTGGAGTTTATATCCCTAAAGGAGAAAGAATAGTACAAATTGTATATCATAGATTGACTGAAGAAAGTAAGGTAAGTTATACAGGGAAGTATTTGAAACAAAAAGGACCTACAGAGGCTTATAAAAGCTAAAGTTTAGTAACTGATATTTAATAATAATGAAAAGAAAAGGTAGTTATGTTTATAGAAGACTTACAAAAGCTATATCTAGCTAAAGTAAATAAAGGAGAAGCTCTAGAGAGTATTAATTTATGTGAAAATTGTTTAAAGCTAGTCACTAAAGAGATTCAGACTAGAGAGTATACCAGTAAAGGTAGACCTGGGCATATGTTTAAGGTAAGTAAGTTATTTGGTAAACCTATTTTGAAAGATATTTATATAAGTAGTAATAATGGATTTTTTAAGGAGTATGAAAAGTGTTTGAAGCATGGATTAGTGCTATTACCTAGTAAAGATAATGAAGATAAATCTAAATCTTTAGAATCTTAGGACTAAAATATGTATACAGATAAAAGAGTCAGTGATGGAGTAGAGTATTTTATATTTGTGTGTAGTAAGTGTAATTCTTTTAACGGTACTCCTACTCAAGTTAAAGAGGAGTTTTATACCTTAAATAAATATCAAGAACATCATTTAGAATGCCATGAGAAAGTTAGAAATGAGAGCTTAACTGTAAGCGAAATTATTGAAGTTGAGTTTAATAAAGTCTTTCTAAATGGTACAGATGTTACAAAAAGATTAACAAAATTTTAGCTAAAGGAAAGATACAGTTATGGAAAAGACTTTTACAGTAGAGCTAAGTCTTGCTATAGATATTATTAAACACTTAGAGGGAAGTGAAAGTAAAGCCTTTGCTGAACATCAAGTAAGGCATACCTACTTTAATTTAGATGAAGCTCAAATGAATATGTTACAAGAGTTAGGAAGTAAAGTAGATAGTTTAGTAAACCAAATGCTGCTAGAGTTAAAAGATAGTAAGATTAATAATATCTAAAGTAAAGTTAGTAGAGAGGAGTTTTGCTAAAGCTAAAGTAATTCTTCTCTCTACTTTCTAAAATATAATAACTAGCTAAAGCTAGGTTAAAAATCAGAGTTAATTAAGTTAAAACTGGTCGAGATAGAGATTTTTCTAAGCCTAAAGAAATTCTCACCAACTCACCTTCCCTTAAATTCCATTTCTAAAATAAAATTTTTAAGCTACGTTGTTAAGCTGATAGTTAATAGGTGTATGGATAGATGTGGCTCTGGGGGGTTTAAGGGGGGTCCAGTCAAGTACGGGTTCCCTTGATACTATATCTAATTAAACCAGTTCATTTAGTTGTAATCTGGTTAATACTGATATATCTAGCCCTAGTTCTGTTTCTCCTAAGCTACTTAGCTCTAATACCTTTAGCTCTAGTTCTATTCTACCTAAGCCAAAGCCTTCTAGTTGCTTTAGTTGTAAGGCTAAATGAACTTCAGTAATAGATATGTAGTTTAATTAGGATTAGTTTAGGGGGTTCTAAAACCCTCCCTCTTAACCTAAACATACCTAGCTTTATCCTATCCATTCCCTCTACTACAGCCAGGTCTGTATATATACTATAGAGTAGAGCTGAAAAGGTGAGCTATAAGGGGAGCTAAAGCCAAGCTGAGTCAGGCTGAATGAAGTCTAGCCTTAGCATGTCTACAACTCAAGCTAGACTTCAGGTAGTTCACTCTTGACCCTCACCATAAGCTGACTCTATGTGATGACCGCATTCATCACAATACATGTAGCTTACTCCCGCAATAACTGCACTTCTTTCTATTCGGTTCTATTTCAGCACGCCAGAGATTCATAGCATAAACTCCTTTGCTCTCAAAAGAGACAGAGGATTACAGTCATGACGATAATCACTAGGACAATAATAGCAGTGCCTACGCTATCACCTTCAGAGTCAGCTTTGCTAGCTACCGCCTTAAATGAGGCTTGTTGACTTCCTATAGCTTGACTTTGTTTAACTCCGCTCTGTTTGCTTTGTGAAGTACTCTCTTTAACTGATCGACTCGCTAACCACTCTTGAAGCTCTTTCGTATCCTTAAAGCGTAAAGCCATCTCTATTCCTCTTTCAAAAGAGATATAATAAAATTTTCAGCCTCTCCTATGCTATGGCATAGGCGGCTCTTATCTCGACTTTTATCTTTTCTGTCAACCACAGTTACCCCATAGATTTTAGATTGATTGAGACCAGTACCCCTACTCAACTCAATCGCATACTTAGTATTGCCTATATATCCTTCAATAGTTGGAGTAAGGAAATTCTTACCGATAAAATAAGAGCGGAGTTTACTGCGCTTTGTAACGAATGGCGCTGTCATTAGCCTTTAGCCTCCCATGCTTTAGTAGGTACCTTCATCGCTTTTAGACTCTCAAGAATAATCTTGACAGCAAAGCGATGTTTACAGATAGGCTCGTTATCAGGGCACGTACAGATTTTATCATTTCCTGCCTCTATGACAGTATAGGTCTCATTAGGCCCTTCTACCTTAAAGGTTAATGGTTTAGTTTTTATACAAGTAATATTGTAGTCTCCTCTTTGTGTGAGAATTTCATAGGCTCGTTCTACACGTTTAAGTCTTTCGATGTGACCAAGACTTTCCTTGATGAATTCATGGTAGACTTCTTTTAGTATATAGGAACTTATTTGACGAAGGAATGCTTTCATCATTCACCTTTCATACATGCTGTCACGAATCGGTCATAATCAAATTTATCATTCTGTTCGCATAGAGCATTGGCTAACAGTACTGCCACGTGTTGGCGTTGTTCTGCAGTTAAGCTCATCTTATACACGGCTTCAGCAATAGCTTGGAAATGTTTTCTAGGCATAATTCACTCCATAAAAGAAAAGAGACTAGACTTGGCTTGTCTAGTCTCTCTCTTGTAGTTAGTTATTGACTACAGAATAGTCTACGTCGAGTACATCACTATCTCCACCAGGTAAAGCTAACACTGGCTTCATATCAAAGTATTTATTGTCTCTTGCTGCTATAGCAGCTCCTGAAGTAAGGATAAGGATAGTATCAAGAGCCTTCTCTTTCAGTTCTGCTCCACTCCCTAGGATAGCACTCTCAGCTCTTTGCATAGAGCTATCACTAGCCGTACTCGACTTTGTGAGTCTCACAGCTCGGTCGTGGTCAACATAGTTGGTTACGCTATTATAGAGGTTATACGCAGTATTCTTGAACTCTGGTATAAAATCTCCATCGTTAGAATTGAAGATACTAGTGATAGCCAACTTGACGTTTGCTGTCCTCGTCTTTTCACCAGGGAATAGCTCATCTAAGACTCTCATATACAAGTCTTTCGTAAGCTGTCTCTGAGCTAGGCTTTCGAGTTTAGCTTGTAGATCGGCCTGAGTAGACAAAGCTAAAGCCATGACTTGAGAAGTACGCTCTAAACGGCTTTCTATATTCTTTGTATGTCTGAACTTCACAGTATTACTCTTTTTATCTCCTAAGCTCATCTTCAGGGTATTCATGCAGACGATGCGAGTACCCGTTAAAAACGCTTGTGCGCTGATACTTCCATCGAAGCTATTCATGAATGTAAGGTATGTTCTGGTTCTGTCTCCACTCCCTAAAATGTTTATCTCGCCGAGTCTCGCTGTTAGAAAAAGTACACTACCTCCTTTCAACGCTCCTGCACTTTCATAGCCTGGGTGAGGTTCACCCAATACAGCGTCAGTCCAACTAAACATATACTCTGGTTGGATAGGTACGTAGGTATTGCTTGCATACCCGATAATCGCTTGCGTATCGCTACGCATCAAAGCTATTTGAGAGGTAGGAATTAGCGAGTTCCCTCTGTCGATGTATAGAGTCTCTTTTATCGCATGCCATGGACACGCGATAGCCATAGCTGTCTTGCTGTCTATAATGTGCTGGGAGGTGTCAAACACTGTCCCCAGCTTATGCCATGCACCAGTATCAGCTAGAACTAACTCTGCTTTACCATTTTTGAAACTGAGTTCATGTGCCATTGCTAAAACTCCTTATAGTTAATTATTGATTTTATGTTCATCTAACAGTGTTGCTCGCCACTCTGTTTCACTTAGTATTTCTCTTAACAGATATTGTCGTATAACTTTACCTCGCTTTAGGATAACTTCAGCATGGCCTACACTGTAGACTTTCCAACCCTCGCTTTTACTCGACTTACTTGTGATCGTGATACCATGATTTTCTACGCTAAGGTAGTGGCTCATGTCTCATACTCCAAATTTAGTGTAGAACCATTTTGGAACAACGCTTACGCTTTCACTAACTCTTTTGCTTTTACCATACCGTATAGCGCCATGACTGCCTAGAAAGAAATAATTAACATCTTTATAGTACACTTCATACTTACTACTCCGACTTTCGAGCTTTACATAACCATGCTGTGTCAAGATATCACGATGCTTTTCAATTAACAGCATAATCTCTCCTTTACGGGATATACTTTTCCACATCATCCTTAACACCCGTATAATAATCGTAGGATAACTCACAATTTGAATTACTACACCACTCTTGCTCTGTTAGAGGGGATTCACAGATACAGCATTCCAGGTATCGCTGAAATAACGGGCTCACATCACAATGAATATTCTGACAAACACCGCTTAAGGGAAGGTCTATATGACACTGAGGGCAATTTCCCATATTATTCTCTCTTTATAGAGTAAGAGGGAAGCTGTAGTAACTTCCCTCTTAGTTATATCTAAGTCAGCGTAAGACTTCTCCCGGTTCTTTACTTTCATTTTTAATCTGCATATATGCCAGAGCATAGGGTAATTCTTCTACAGTAAAATCTACCTGCTTATCACCTAAAATTACCTCTCCCATTTTACGCAAAGTCTTTTCGTCTAGCCTCACATAGCTTTCGGCCGTCACCTTAACGATAGCCTCAAGTTTCTTACTTTCTGTAGTTCTCTCTTTTCTAGTACTGTAAAGTACATTATCAATAACTTCAGCATGTCGCATCATAAGAACAAAGTTGTTCTTTTGCTGAAACTCATTAAACGCTGCTACTTCTACTTGCAGCTTACTTCCACCGCTTCTACTTTTGGGGTTAATAGTGAACTCGTTAATCTTTGCATCGATGAGTTCTATTTCCTCGGATGTAAACACATCTTGCAAGTTAATGTCTGAGGTATCCGTATCAAAAATAGCTAGAATATCTTGATATTTCTGTTGCATGACAAAACTCCTTAGTTAAATACCATTGGTAAATTACCCTATTACCTCTTTATCGCTCTATAGCTCTATAACTAAAATTACTCTCTTTCTCTTCGATTTCAGCGAGGTATCTACGCTCTAAATCTTCACGATAAAGATATTCACAGAGTTCATCTGCACAACTTGCACATACTTCAAAGTCAGGGTTAATCTCGACTACTCCGCATATTTTACAGTACATAATTATACCCCTCAGGCAATAAGACGAATGGCATACTTGTTATGTGCCAGTACATCTACAATTTCATACATATCAGGGATACGTTTACGTCCGACAGGCTTGATTAAAATAACATCCTTACCTGTATCCGGCTCAACAAGCCTGACAAAAGGCTGAGGTTTGAAAACTAACTTCTTAAACTCCTTTGATGAATACTGCTTGCTAGTATCAGAAATATAGCCTGATAGTTGGCCTAAAGATTCCTTCCACGTTAACACTAGCATAGTCTACACTCCTTTCGTGCTGACGTCTTCAAGGTAGAGGATTTTATGGAGCAGACCATTATCCGTAATAGCTTCCCGCTCTCTTTTACTATAAAAGGTACCTACATCCTTCTGTAGCTTAGCTCCATGCTTTCCTTCTAAAATATTGCGTGTTTGTTTTAGGAGATTTTCGAGGATCGCGAGTTCTTCCCTGCTAAACATAAATCTACACTCCTATTTCTGCTTTTGCGTTATCAAGTACAGTACCGCACTGTACGATAGGAGTATGGACTCTACGTGCTATACATGCTCTATTGATAGGGGAGGTGTCACGGATTATACAGTAGCTCACTATACCCGACTATGGCACAAGTCTAGTCAAGGGAGTGAGTCGATACTGTGACGTAGCCCATATCCCTATCAGAGGATGCCTTGAGGACTGTAGAGTCACTATGTCAATGAACTGATAAGAGTATCGCAAATCCACAAAGATAAAACAAGTCTTTTTTTCGGGTATTTTAACTTTTTCTCAAAAATAATGACTTAGCGAAGTCTATCAATATCGAAGGAGTAATCGGCTAGGTGAGCTGGCAAGGTGGCTACGATTGACAAGCTCTCAGAATGCCCTATAAAGCTGTCAGAGAGCAGGCAATATGAGAGGTCAGGGTAAGCTGCCAGGTAGTCACCATAAGCCTGTTAGAAGCTAAAAACAGGTATAGACAGCTTGGGGTATCCTGGTAGCCTCCCTGTAAGCTGTATACAAGGTAACGCGATGGCATAACTTGAGGTAAAAGTCAAGACTTTTTTAATATCCTAGTACTTAACTATTTTACTAAACTAGTGAATTAACCAAAATTAGCTAAGTAACTATTTTACTTAATTAGTTAATTACCTTCTTTTAGTGAACTGAGCTTTTGAGCTTTTTTAGCTAAAGCCCTAGCTGAGTCGGCTGGAAAAGTTGAAAAGTTTTTGAAAAAAAGTAAAGGGGGTATTTTTTAGCTAAATATTTCTAGATGAGAAAAAAGAAAAGTAGAGGGTGTGGGTAATTTTCCTCTACTTTACCTTTATAAAAGGTATTTATTTTTTAGAGTAGCTTACCTTTCAATCCCTATCTTGCTAAATTCTACATACACTACCTTTTCTTTCTGTATATCTAAATCTTCATTCGCTATTTCTCCGCTTAAAGGAATGAGTATTTGTTCACGTAAACCAGGGTTATGCATAAGTATATAGATAAGTCTTAACCCTAATGTAAAAAGCTGCCTCATATCATACTGAAAATAGGCTCTAGCTTCTTTGAATAAAAAGTAATCACTAGGCTTTAACCCAGGCATCCTTAACGTTCTACCTGCAATATGGCCTTTGTTATATTTCGGTTCATTTTTCTCTACAGAGTTATCGCTGACATAAACTTTACTACAAGTTTCTTTTTCTGTCATTTTACCCTTGACTTTCTTCTCAAATACGTTTATAGTCTCTTTAACGTTATGCAAGAAACTGTATACATAAAGTATACTACACTTTACTTCCCTTAATTGAAAGGAAAAAGTATGGCTGCTGTAGTTGAAGAGAATCTGTTTCCTGTTAATACTCCTACTGTTACTGAAGTCAGTGAAAGTGAGGAAGGCTCTGATGTAGATAGCTTTAACTACGCTGATTATAGTAAGTATGTGCCTACAGAACTAGCTACTGAACTGCAAGCAGCTTTTGAAACTAAAAGGTTTGGCTGGAAATCTCGTGCTCGGATGTTGATGCGTATTGATGAGTATCATAATCATATTGCAGCTTTAACAGAAAATCTTTCTTTTGAAAGAGGTCCTCGTAGTCCACGTAAAATTGATCCACGTGAGGGACTACGGGCTTTCTTTAACTCTCGTACAGATGAGCAGCTTCAAAAGGCTTGTGCTCTCTATAACGTTAATTACAATAGCTTTGCGAATGATAAAGCGAATCTTATTGAAGCGCTGTGTGATGAAGCTGTGACAGAGTAAATAGTAATCTAGAATAGGCATGTTTCGCTACGTCATGACCTATTCTACTTTCTATTTACTCTTAAAAGGACTAGACCTAAAAAATCTAGTCCTTTTTTATTCTCTTAGCTAACTTCTTCAAAAATAAAGAAGTTCTCTATCTGTTATTTTTTCCTTGACATAATTTCTGCCATTCTGTATAATCATGTTCGTTAAAACAAAGTTAATAAATACTATTAATTGAATTTAGTTAAATATAATTCTTAACTAAGTTATTAGCTTTATTTATTAACTTATATCTTAACATTTCTCTTAAAGGAGTTTAAAAAATGAAACTTAAAGCTGAAGACAAGTTTGATGTAAGAGTAAAGGTAGAAATCTATACTTTAGATAGAGATGGAGACGATAATATAACTATATTCGATGAAGAGCATGTATGGCATAATAAACTTGATTTACTTAATACTTTACGGCTAGCTTGTAAAACTATAGAAGAAAATCTAGATGATTAAAAATAATCTATCTTAAAAGGATTTAGATAATGGATATAGCTGCTAGTTTTGAAGCTCCAAATACACTTTATATAATTAGATATGATGTAGATCAGTATAATTATCCTGCAGAGGTGAGTCATCGTATATATGGTTATAAGCAGCTAGACCGAGCCTTATTAACTTTAGGTAATGCTATTTTAAGAGTTGAATATGATTAAAGTAATTAAAAATAAAGAAGCTAAAAAGGTAAGAGGCTTACTTATAGGCTCTCCTAACACAGGTAAAACTTCCTTTCTAGAAACTATTAAAGATGAAAGAGTAGCTGTTTTATCTTTTCCTGACGAAAAAGGTATTAAGTCTATACCTATTCAAGATAATATAGAATCTTTTACCTTTGAAATAGATCCTTTACCTGAAGGAGCTTCAACTCAAGATAGATATAAAGCAAGTATGGAAAAGGAATTAGCTATATCTACTCTTACTAACAGTATTCTTAAAGGAGATTATGGTCACTTTGATATATTTTTTGGAGATGGACTCTCTAAATACTATGAGTTATGTCTAGATATAGTTTCAAGGGGTAAATATTTAGAAGGTAATCCTTTTGATACAGAAGGAGCTTTTACTACACGTCTTTATGGTAATGCTCATGTAAGATTCCGTAACTATCTATCTTTAGTCTATAGCTCTAGTATTCCTATAAGCCTATTTACCTGCTGGGAAAAGCTAGGCTATGAAGACGAAAACATTTCTGATAAGGATAAAAGAGATAACTTACGTGTAGGTAATAGAGTTTGGCTACCAGCTTTACCTGGACAGATGGCTAACTTATCTACAGGAGAATTTGATTTTGTAGTAAGGACAGGTTTTACTAATACACCTTTATGTGATATGTGTAAGGCTTTTGCTTCAAATACTAATAAAGATATACAGGCTTTAGTCCAGAAAGGTGAGCATCATACTCTACAACTCCAACCTAAAAATGATGTCCAGTGTGTAGGAATTAAAGGGATTAGAAAGAGATATATCCCTACATTTATTCATCAAGAATGGAGTTATCTAAAAGGGTATGTAGTATGAACTACAGTTTAGACCAAAAGCTAGATGAAGTAAGGAGTTTGAGAGCTAGAGTTAGAATCCTTAAAACTGACTACCAAATAGCTTTAGACTCTTTTAAGCTAAAAGAAAGAAATTTAATAGATAGGTTAGCTCAAGAAGAGAATTTCCTTTGTGAAGCTGAAGCTAGTCTTAAAGAAGAAGCCTTACTACTCTATCAACAAGGGGATAAATCAACTAAAGAAATCTATAACTTTCTTAAGGAAAGAGACCTGACTATACTTCACTATAAAGAGGAGGATGCTTTAGAATGGGCTAAAACACATTCTCTCTTTTTAACTCTGGATAAGAAAGGTTTTGAGAGTTATATAAGGAATCTTAAAGGGAAAGGAGTACCGAGCTTTATAAAGCTAGAAGTAAAGGAGACTGTTACTATTTCAAGTGAGCTGTAAAAAGATAGCTTTAGTTTAGATATATCTAACTCTCTGTATATTTACGTTAAAAGGATTTAAGTAATGGCAGAAGAAACTGTAGTTGCTGTTGATGATGTCTTTGCTGCAATGAATGAAACGGTAGTAGAAGAGTCTATCTCAAGTACTAACTCTCATCAAGATATTGAAGATGATGAAGTTCTTTCTTTAGCTATAGATCAAGAAGAGTTAGCTAAACTTGAGTCAGAACTCTACTTACCTTCAGGTGTTTATGTATGGGATAAAACACCTGGTATCCGTAGAAACTATAGCGAGAAAGATATTGCTCCTTCAGATATGATGCAAGTTATGTACAAAGCTACAGGAGATATTAAGTATAACAAAGGTAGATGTATTATTAATGTGTCAGGTATTGTAGTCAATCAACAAACACTAAAAAAAGGAAGATTCTCTTTTGGCTTTAGTCCTGATTATCGTACTTTTTCTAATAAAGAAACAGGTGCAGTAAGTGATGAAGCAGATATGCTAAGTAAAACTTATGCAGGATTGACTACCTTCTATTTTAGTAAGGAAGAAAAGAAAGTCAAAAATGTTAAAGATATTCTGAATATGTTAGAGGAAGGAGTCTACTCTATGTATATTACGTTAAGTAAAGCTGGAAATGCTAATTACTTAGGAAGGTTACAAAGGCTATAATAGGCTAAGATAAGACTTTAATAAGTCTTAATATAAACCTTTGACTCTTCTAACTCTAGGAATACTATAATTCTCTGCAAGACTCCTGGTAGAGAATTAGATAGAATAGAGGACACTTCTTATTGGCAAACCTAAGAAGTAAGTCTAATACTTTTTACTTAAAGAAGTTAAGTATTTCAGCTGCTTAATTTCTTAAAAGTATTTCCTATTCTAAACGTAATGCCTTGTCCTTAGTCTCTACTTTAGATATAAGAAGTAGAGGGTGCTAAGTAAATCTTGTGGAAATCAAGATGTGAGTTAGAAGAGTCTATTTTACAACTATAAGAGGAGAAGGAGCTATGCCCATCCTTAAACCTTCTAAATGCTGTAACTGTCCCTTCTATAATAAATCTAAATACATAGTACCTGATTCTATTGTAGAAGGTAGTAAAATACTTATCTTAGCGCAGAGTCCAGGCGAAAATGAAGAGTTAGGAAAAGAAATACTCCGTTATGAATATAACTACAAAAGAGAACCAGTTATTAAAGAAGTCTTACCTCAACCTTTAATAGGAGCTACAGGACTAACTCTTAAAAATGAGTTCTGGCCTTTAACTAAACTTCCTTATAGCTCTGTTTCTAGAGCTAACATTATTAAATGTAGACCTAATAACGTTAATGAGTTACCTGCTATAGGCTCTACGAAAGCTGTTAACGGTATTACAAATAAGATGCTAAAAGAAGCTATAGAATACTGCACTACTCACTACTTAAAGATACCTTCTACTACTAAGTATATTTTAGCTATGGGATCTATTTCACTCTATCACCTTACAGGTGAGATAAAAATAGAAACAGATGAGCTAGATGAGAAAGGTAATATTAAGTATAAAAAAGAAGGTATAACTGAATGGAGAGGGTCAGTAATAGGTACGGATTTACTGGGAACTTTCTACGGTATGAAAGAATATTATGAAGTAAGTAACGCTGAACTGAATATCTTTCCTACTTTACATTTAGCTTCTCTCTATAAATCAGAAAAGTACTATCATGCTACCTTACTAGACTTTGTAAGATTTGGTAATTTAGTTAGAGGTACATGGCCTAAACCTTTACCGGAGATAAAGGTAAATGAAATACCTTCTTATATCCCAAATACTATCGGGTTTGATACTGAATACGATCCTAACGATAATAACAAACTTATTATGTGGAGTCTTGCTGACATCTATAGCTCTATTTATGTTGTGGATTCAAGCTATAGTAGGGTTCTATCTCATTTACCTTCTAAGTTAAATCTCATAACTCAGAATGGTTTAGTAGACCTCCCTCATTTCTTACCTCTTATAAAAGATACAGACCTTCATAAAATAAATATGGAGGACTGTATGTTAGCTCATGCTACTTTGTGGACAGGAGAGCCTAATTCTCTAGATTATATGTTAAGTAAATATGGTTTATATAACCGTCATAAACACCTGAGAACAGCTAAAGATAAATATCAACAATATCTTTATGCAGGTTTAGACGCTGATACTACCTTAAATCATGTATGGAAAGCTCTTATACAAGAGTTTAAGGTTGATCCTATCTCATATACTGAATATAAAAAGAGAAGACAGCCTTTACTTTATATTATTAATAGATTTCAAAATAGAGGAGTTAAACTTAATCAAGAGAGAATAGCTTTAATTTCACAGTTATTAAATCAAGAACTTCAAGAAATAGAAAGCAGAGCTAGAGAATTAACAGCTAACCCTGACTTTAACATTGCTAGTTCACAGCAAGTAAGTAAAGGAGTATATGAAGATATTTATACTACAGATGCTACTGAAGATACTAGAAGTATTAATAAAACCGTTAAACGAGTTAGAAATAAAGCTGTATCTAAACTTGATAAACCTAAAAAAGGAATTAGTAAAAAGAAAATAGAAAGTATTATAGCGAAGTTAGAACTAACTTTAGGCTCTTAATTAAGGTATTAAATATTATGCCTTCTATAAGCCGTAATGAACTTAAAAAAGCTATAGATAAAGGAACCTTAAATACTACTCAACAAGAACTCGCTTACTTACGTTTACATTACTCTGAAATAAGTAATCTACAAAAGAGTATTTTACCTAAACTTCAAAATAGAGAGAGAATATACCCTACTATACTCCCTACTCAAGCTAGCGGGAGGTGGAGTTACCTTAATCCTCCTTTAAGTAATTTTCCTAAGAAATGTATTAACCCTGACTGCCCTAAGTATCATCATGAAAAGACTGCAGAATGTTGGAGTATACGAGATTGTATACTCCCTGAAGAAAATACTTTCTGGATAGAACATGATCTTGATGCTGTAGAGCATAGAATTTATGCTTTAATACTTAACTGGAAAGAAAGAATAGAGGCATTAAAAAGTGGTATTGATATTCATACTCCTGTTACTTGCGAGCTTTTTAATTTACCTTATCCTCAGGTATTATTAAATCCTCATACTTCTGTAGAAGATACTGAATGGAGAGCTTCAGTTAAATGGCAAGGTAAAGATGACTCTAGAAGAACTATGAGTAAAAACTTTACCTATGGAGGACAATACTTTTATGTAGAAATAGTAAGAGATGGAGTTAAAACCAGACTTCCTTTCCGTATCTATCAAAACTTAAAGTATAGCCCAGGCTTTGTCTACTCTATACCTAATATACAAAGCTATAAAATACTTAATCCTTTAACAGGAGAACTAGAGCCTCCTAATTATGAGGAATTAGCTGTAAGATTTGTAGAAAGTAATATAGAAATACAGAAAGCTAAAGCTGTACTGATGGAGAAATATAGAAGAGATAAAGAATCGAGAACTCTTTATGGAGGTAAAAGACATGCCTGGATAAAATCTAAAGATGCAGCTAAAGAACTCTTTAACCATACTATACAGGGTACTGTAGCTTCATATATTAATGAAAGCTGTATACTATTACAAAAGGAGTTTCCTTCAAGTTATCTTATCCATAATCAACATGACTCTTTGAAATGGGCCTTCTATTATGATAGTATTACAGAAGAAGGAAGAAAGTTAGAAGAACAGCAAGTATTAGCTATCTATAAAAGTCTTACCCAAAGAGAGCTAACAGTAGGACAGAATAGTCTTATGATAACAGCTACATTCAAGCTAGTAAGGAGTTAAGTTAGTGAATTATAACGAAGATGAACCTATCCCTTATACTTTAGATCATATAATCATTATGGCTTTCCCTTTTATTCTAACAGATGTAGGAGAAATAGCTGTAGCTCATTATGTAGAATGTCCTCACTGTAAGCTGAGCTATCCTGCTTATATCAATATGAGTTATGTTATAGATGACTTTTTACCTCAAGGTATCTGTATTAACTGTAATGGTGAAGGACTAGCTGTTATTACATATTTATTGCTAGCTGACCCTGAATAAGAGATATAAAACACTATGGAAAAATATGAGGTAGTGATTGAAGGTACGATTTATATGTCTATTCAAGCTGAGAACAGTGTTAAAGCTAAATCACTAGCCTATGAACGTTTAGAAAGTATAAGTAAGCCATCAGATATGTGGTTTAAGGTTACAGAGACTTATGTTATCGAAAATCCTGGTATAGAGTAGAGAAGAATGAGAATAGAAACTTTTAGTAACTTAGCTAAAACAGAATTTGAGGTAAATTGGATAGTAGAAGGGCTTATGTCTTCTGGTCAATGGACATATTTTGTAGGTCCTCCAGGATCAGGTAAGTCTATGTTAACTATTCAGTTATGTGATGCCTTACAAGAAGGTAAACCTTTTTTAGGAATGCAGACTTTTCAACATAACTGTCTTTATATCCAAGCTGATGCAGGTATCTCTGAATGGAAAGAACAGATAAAGAATTTAGCTATAGATTCTGTAGCCTGGACTATGCACGATATAGAGGAGAATTTTGTAGATGATAGAGCTAGAGTAGAATATCTCCATAATCTTGTATGGGGTACTTATGCTGTAGATACTAAACCTGGGAGTCTTTCTCAAGTAATCAAACATATCCCTTATACTTTTGTAGTATTTGACTGTCTTAATAAAATAACAGGGCATGACTTAAATACAAAAGGAGCTATGAGTCATGTACTATCACAACTAGACTATATCACGTCTAAAGTTACCTGCAGTAAATGCGGAAAGGAATGTAAAGCTAAAGACACTAAATGTAGTGAATGTGAACAGCTGCTAGATGCTAGAACTAAGATAATAGATAGAATTCATTACTTACTTATCCATCATCCTACAGCAGGTAAAACTAGAGGAGTAGATGCAGGTAGTGGCTATAAAGGCTTTGCGGGGGTATGTGGGAATATGCTTACTTTAGCAAATGAAATACTGGTATTAGAGAAATGTAAGATAGCTAAAAAGAAAGAGATAAAATTACAAAGAGGTATGAAAGGAGAATGGTCTATACAAAGCTCTGTTATGAACAGTGAAGAGGAAAAGGCTTTAGCAGCTTTATTAGGGATAGAATAGTTTTAAGATAAAAAGTAAAATCTGTAAGGGAGTAGTTTAATGGAAATAGATAAAGATAAGGAGGTTAAATAAATGACTATAAATGAGTTTATGGCTCTTAAAGCTGATTTAGATAAAGACTTATTTAATAAGCTAAGGGCTATCTATCCTTTTGGAGTTGTAGAGTATATAGTAGCGTATAAAAATACACTCTATAATATACTTCAAGAATATTTTACAGCTTGCGAGAGCTTAAAAAAGAATTATGATACTACTAACAGTGAAGGATTTAAGTAATGCAAATAACTTTATGTGATATATGTAACACACACAGAATTTCAATAGGACAACTATACACTGTAACTATAAATAAAGTAAAAATTAGAGTGGCTTTTCCAGACATAGATATATGTGTTCATTGTGTAAAAAAGGTAGGAGAAGAGCTATGCAAGTAACTCTCATTCCTTCAAATGAACTTAACAGCGATTTAGGTGTAGTTAATTGTGCTAGAGTATCTTTAGCTAAGAAACACACTAACTTTGAAGACTCAGATACTAAACTCCTTAACTATTTAGCTAAACATAACCATTGGACTCCTTTTGCTCACCCTAGCTTTTATCTATCTGTTAATTGGAGTACAGTAATTGAGTTATATACTGAAAAAGAAGGTTTACAAAACTTTTATGAGGCTCAACTTCATTGGTATAAAAACCGTAACCAAGCTGGCTTTCAGCATGTAGAACATTTTGATGGTAAACGTTACTATGACTATATTAAAGGAAGTCTTATAGGGTGGATAAAGAACCTAAAATATTTACCTAAAAGACTTCAAGGCTTTGTGCTGTATGAGCTTTATAAAAAGTACCCTGAAAGTGTTAAGGCTTTAACAGATTTACAAGAGGTAGATCCTTTTACTTATCTACATTCAGGACTCAACTTAAATGAAGAGTATTTAGCTTTACATTACCCTGAAATCCTGTCAGTAACTTTTCTTATTAAAGTTCCTATAGCTATCGCTAGACAGATAAGGACTTCTCAAGTAGGCTTTAGTTATAGTGATTATTATGTAGAAGGAGAGAGCTTTGTTTATAATGAAGTCAGTAGAAGATATGTTAATGATGAGCCTGAGTTT